GATTATAGTTTAGAGAGGAAATGCTCGAAGCCTGCTGATTGTTGCTCTTCCGAGAAACACTCTTTAGACTCTTTCACTTCTGTCTCACCTTCTTCAATTGTTTGGGTGAAATGACCATGCCCGTCCGATTCCCAACTAACACCTTCCATAATGCCATTAACAAATGCATTAGGTGCAGATGGGTCTTGAACGATATCAATAGTGTTAAGCATGAAGTCATCCCTAACATAATTGGCACCATCTTTCATTTCCAAACTTCCCATACCACGACTTGACACTCCTAGTTGGACACCACCTTCGACAAGACCCTTTACGATCTTACCCATAGGGGTATCTAATATAAGTGCTTTTCCCATCACATTATTACCGTCCCACTTGAGTTCGGTAATTCTGTGAGAAACTTTATCCAAATTAATGGATGGACCCTCGGGGTGATTCAATTCTCCCACCGCTCGGCCTGTAATTACTTGTTCGTTGACAAATTTATCAACAGCTTGAGTAAGAACTTCTCTGGTATAAACTCTACCATTTTTATTCTTATTCTCAGCTTGCATAAAGATACCTTCTAATACGGTATTCTTTTTACCATTTTTTCCTTCTTGGATTGAATATCCAAGTTGGGTGTTTGTATATTCCGCAATTAGTTTCATTTAAGCTCCCATTAAATTTATGAAATCTTTTAAGGCTATTTCTGCAGCTTTTAAAGATTTATGACTATCCATCTTTATACCGTCAATATACAAATTAAATTTATCTGTAATGACTGCTGATGTCTTCTTCTTTCTTCCAAGTTTATTATATTCCTTGGCTACTTTCTCACCTTTAGGGAGCTTTAATTTAGCTTCTAATACTGCATTAAATGAATCTTTAAACGTTTTCATCTGTTGTTACCTCTCCTTCCGGTGTCTCCACCGCAGGTTCCTCTGCAACTGGAGCGTCATTTGATGCTCCATACATCGTTGAAGCAACTTCTTGTTTATGATTATCCAACGCATCAAGGAGTTTATCATGCATAATGCTATTAAAAGCATTATTACTCTTCATTGCGTCGCCCTTTTTTATATTATCAATTAAATTTCTTGTACTCATAGTCTCTCTTTATCTTATTTATAAAATTATTTATTTCCAGTATACTTTTTGTATTACGTTAGGTATACAATAAGTTTATATAGCTGAATTAGCTACATCGACGTTAATATCATCTGGTTTTAATGGATCTTTCTTATTATCCTTCTCAATTTGTTTGATATCATCATCATTTAACTTCAGAATATTACGGCGTATCCAGTCTTTAGACCAGAACATACCAATATATTCGTCCATCATCTGTACCATTTCTATTCTTTCTTTAAGAATTTCTCCATCCTTAAGTTCAGCATAATAATTATCTCTACTGTATTCGATGGTTATACCATCTTTCATGCTAGCCCATTCTTCAATTTTAATAATATTTTTTAATACTAATTGTCTCTTTAATGCTTCATAAAACATATTGGAGAATTTAACACGAATTCTGTTTATAAATTTTTGGAATTTAAGTTCGTCACGAGTAATTTCAGATGAACGTCCAATTGAGAACGCATCTGCTTCTGTTAATCTTGACATTGGTATGTTTAAAGCCTTATATAACTTCTGTTGGAAATACTGTATATCTTCAATTTCTCCTAGGTTTTGTCCACCAGGTAGTGTTGAAATTTCAGTACCTCTTCCACCTTCTCTACGAGGTAACCAAAAATCTTCCATAACATTTCTGTGTATTTTTTCATCTTTAATATTTCCTGTAGTTGGATCGTATACAATCTTATTACGATACCTATTCATTGTATTGTTAAGGTATTCCTCAGCTTTACCTTTAGGGAGATTACCTACATCAATATAAAATATACGTCTCTCTGGCGCTCTTGATATACGATAAATAACAAGGGAATCTTCCATCATACTTAATTGATTTAATGGCTTAAGTGCTTTTTGCAAATAACCTATAACTTTATCTCTTGTTTCATTTAATAAACCAGAGTTAACTTGAATAATAGCATCAGTAGCAATTTTTAATCCTTCTTGAGAATTAAATAATACATCATCTTGGTATAAGTAATATTCTGCACCGTCTTTAATTAATTCAGCACCAGTCTTAGGGTCTTTAACCTTTTCTGTCTCTTTAATCTTACGAATTTTAGTTGGGTCAACTGGTCTTAATTCTTTTATACCATCACTAGGATTATTTTGGTCAATAATAACATGAAAGAATAACCTACCATCAACATACCAACGTTTAAATATATCATATGCGTTATTACGGAAGTTAGTTAAGGCAAGAATTTTTTCAAATTCCATATGAATTAAGTCTTTAACTTTATTTGATTGTTCTAGTTTATCAAGGTCTAATTTAAGAATTTTTCCTGACTCTACTGTGATAGCTTCATTACATATATCTTCAACTGCCAAATCTACCTCAGGGTACTGAGATATCGTGCGGTATTTCATTATTAATTCTTTATCGTTTTGAAACTTATCACCCTGTAGGTCCATGTACTGTCCAAAATACCCACCTGTAGGGGAAATTTCAAACGCACCATCCTCGTTATCTGGGGTAAACGATACTGGTTTGATATTTTCTGGTTGCTTTTTAGTTAATTGCCAACCAAATAGTGATCTGTTTTGTTCTGCCATTTAAATATTCCTTTACACTCTTTTCTAAATATATTTATAACACTTAGAAAAGAGTGCCCGAAGGCACTCCTTATGTTATATCGATGATTTACGTTGTCTTGTTAGATTCCCAATACTGAACTTGAAGTTCAACTTCAAACTCTTCAATCGTATCACCTGTCTCATAGCTTAATTCAATTGCTCCTAAGCTAGTAGGCCAAGTTCCTCTCATGTTATAAGTTTTCTTCACTGTACCATCTTTGTCCAATTGCTCAACGATCATATCAGCCATGTAATCACTAGGTTTAGTTTTACCTGTGTTTTGCTTATGCTGATTAATACCATTCATCCATTGTTCAAAAGAATTACGTACATTAAAGTCAGTATCGTTAATAACGGTAACACCCCAAGGGTCAAACGTTCTATCCCCTGCAATTTTAAGTTGACGCCCTCTGAATGGAACTTCAATTGGTGCAACTGTACTTGCCGGCATTGAACTTGCTTTACACATGTATGATGCTAAAGATACATCCGCAGTAACATATGATGGAAAAGCCATCGTTACTTTGAATAAATTAGGTCTAGCACCGCCGCCAACTAGTTTGGCCTTCATATCATCTACGCCTAATATTGCCATCTTTAATTACCTCCCGCGATTTCACTAAACTCAACACCAGTACGAGTTGCAATGAAGTTAAGTGTAATGTAGTTAATAGATCTTGCAGGTTTAACATAAATATCAGCAACAAACTTGTTAGTGTCAATAATGTTACCAGTATTATTAGTACCATCACAAACAACCTTAAAGTCCGTAATACCTCTACGACCCTGAACATCTCTCAAGAAAGGCTCAACCATATTTCTAAATTGTGCCCTCGTAAATTCATCATTAAATTCGAATAATGATGCTTTAGATGCTGTACTAATAGCCTTCTCCAATACAATAAACAATCTACGAACATTCAATCTATCGAACGATGATGGTTTTGATTGTAAAGTTTTATCACCAAATAGAACCGTACCAGAACCTGGGAATGTAACAATTGGGTTTACACCTGTCTTGTATAATTCATCCCTTTCGGCTTGATTAGGATTCCATGCTAGTTTAGTAACATTTCGAACATTACCACGAGTAAATCCAGCCGGTGAGAACCAAGGGTCTTGGGTTAAATCAGCGTTAGCTGTTAATCCTGCCATGGAACCTGCCGCGCAAATCCAACGATATACATCATTGTATTTGTCATACACATATAAAGAACTTGAATCTGCAAAACCATAAGATGTATTTCCACATCCTGTTCTCCATGTAGCTACTGTTGTAGCTGGTGCTGCTGCATTTGCTGTAGCTGCTCTCTCTGGTGAGACAAAGCCTACTGCATCTTTTCTTGCTGCCGCTAAGTCAACAATATGCTTACTTAACGTAATGTTCTCCCCTGCACTCAATCCTGAGTATGCCTGGAAGACCAAGCTTACATCTACTGTTTCCGCATCAGCAAATTTAGTATACATAGCAGTATTTTCACCTAGTGTTAATGCATTATCATCTACACCACCAGTTGTCCGAGCAAAAAATACATTTACTTGTGTAAATGCTTTTCCTGCTGCAGAATCGCCAGCATCTGATAATGCTGCTGCATGATTACCTATACGGATCCATTCAGAGTTTGCGTTGACATAATCTTTATAGTATAAAGAAGTGCCATCACTAGATTTTACATCACTTGCTTGACTTAAGTAACTATGTACTTCAAGTACTTCGCCAGCTGTGCCTGTTATAGCACCTGTATAATCTCTGACTACTAGGTGTATTTCATCATTTGAACCACCTACTGCTGCGGCTCCGGCAGAAGTGCCAGGAGCACTTTCTGTCCATGATTTCCAATTTGCAGAACCACTCCACGAACTGGCCAATGTTGCGACTTCCACTGTTAATGCATTACCCAATACACCAGGATGACGGGCCATAACCCAATCAGCTGCTGCAGGTGTTAATGTACTAAAATGGTCATCATTTTTTGCTAGAATACCAGTACCAGATAATGTTGCATTTCTGGCAGAGGTTCCAACAGCTCTGACAACTTTAAGATGGTTGCCATAACTTAAAAATTGGGCGGCCGACAGAACGCTTTCAAACGTTTCTGAATTGGGCTTCCCAAATTTATCTACTAATTCCGTTTCCGACGTTACAGTAGTTATCTCTTCACAAGGACCCCACTGGAATGCTCCAGCCATAGCTCCTATAGTTGACGATGTAGACGGAACGACATTAGTTAGATCGATTTCTTTTACCTGTACACCAGGCGATACTAGAAATGCCATTTATTTCTCCCTTGTCATGTTGTTATAAGTATTCATAATACGGTTTGTTCTCAATATACTTATTTATAAAAATCATCCTCTCCAAACTTTCCACTCCTTTCCAAAAGGATGTAGCTTCTGATCTGCTGGCATATTACCAATCGGGATGACTTCATCTTGTAATTGTTTAACTTTTTCCTTATATAACATATGTTTTAGCTTAACATCAGTTGATTCTTTAAAGAATACTGTGGATGAGAACCAACCAAATAAAACTAAATTCATCATTAAATCATCATTAGAGTTAAAATCTGATTCATATGATGCACCTTTTGCAATAAATGTACTCATTTCTCGTATAGTATCTTCATCATGTATTATTAATTTCTTTTGTTCCATTATATCTTTTATATTAGAACAACCAATCCTTTTAACCTTTCGAGTCATTGTTATACCAATTGCATTAGCTTTAATCATACTTTCTACAAATACATTCTCATATTCTAAATCATAATATAAACCATTACATACTACCTGACCAGCATCATTTGATTCCACTACAACGTATGCCATATTATAATATGTAGCATATTTATATATTACATCAGGGAATAACAAGGGACTCATTGTATTATCTCTAAATACACATACCTGTTCAAATGGATTAACTGTCACATCTATAACAGTAAATGTGGAATAATCTTGGCCTCTTCCCTTTGATACATCCACTGTCATTATATAATTATGGTCTTCAAGTGGTCTTTTGTAAATATTTAAATTATCCCAATAAGCAATAGGTTCACTTGCCCTTAAAGCTAATAAACAATCTGCAGATAGTAATGTATTACCTGTACCATGAAATGAATTTCCAAATTCTTGGTCAAATTGCAATGGGGAAGTGTTTTGAATGGTTGTTTCTTTCCATGCCTCATCTCTTCCTGGTACACTCCACCAATCTACTCTATATGGCTTAAATTCATTTGTATTTTGAATAGCACCTTCATATAGTTTATGGAACATATTACCTATACCATTGGCAGTAGACGTAATAATAACCTTAGATGTTTTACCTCCTGAGATTACAGGATATGTTGAAGTATAAAATTCTGTTGCTTGGTCTACGAATGCAAACTCATCAAGGTATACGAGATTAAGTGACATACCACGAATAGAGCTTGAGGATGTAGCTGATGCTATAAGTCTTGAATTATTTGAGAATGATATAGATTTTTTATTAAGAGATGTACATCCAGGTTGAAGAAAGAATGGAAGACTTTCTAACATAAGAGTAATCCTACCCAACATTTCCCTAGCAATTGTTTCTTTATTAGCGAGGATACCTAATACTTGTTCACCTTTAAATATAGCAAACCATAAAAGATATGCACAAACGGCAATTGATTTACCACTTTGTCTACATGCGAGAACAATATTAAATCTATTATCTTCAAAATGATTAAACATTTCTGCTTGATATGGATATAAATCAAATGGTACTAATCCTTTATCAAGATTAATAATTTTACAATATGTTGTTGCAAAATATACAGGGTCTTTTAAACACTTTTCGTATTCTTTTAATTCCTCTTTAGTCCACGGATGTTCAACGTCTGCTCCTCGGACATTAGGATTTCCTAAATAGTAGTTATGTTCATCACTCATTTGGTAATTCTACAGTCGCGTCTATTATTTTTTCATCACGTAACATCTTCTGTAGTTCGGCTGTCGATCCTATAAATACGTTGTTGGTATCACCTTTATGGGTTAATGCAGGTGTTGATTCTTTATCTTGATCCTTTTTTCTTTTATGAAGTTTAAGAATCTTCTCCCCGATTTCTGCATTATTTTTAATTAGCTGGCCAAGCACTTCAAAAGCTCTTGGATGTTCTGACTCGCGAGCAAGTTCTAACATTAAATCTATTGCTTCATCACCTTGTCCAGCTAAGTTATATAAATTTTGACGGACTTGGTCGTAGTCCGCCTCAACCTTACTTTTCGTGCCAGTCAATGTGTGCTTCTGGATTTTCGTCTCCATGTTCATGGTCATCTTCGTGTTCTTGTGGGTT